GCCTCTGGCGCACTTACCGTAGCAACGGTAGGTGATGCCAACAACGTCCAGACGCAATCGGTAGTCGATTCGTTTCTGTCGAGTGCCGGTGCGCCGATCAACGTGGCGACCACTACACCGGTTCCTATCGTCAATGACGTTGAAACGGAATTGCTTACCAATGTCTTGATTGAGTTGCGGGTGCTGACAGAACTGATCTACGCATTGGTGAACCCTGAGACAGAACCGATTGAGATGCTACGTGCTAAGTTCAAAGACTATCCCGTAACACCGTAACGCCATGAGCCTGCTGCTAGGCCCACTAGGGATACAGATCAAGTCCACGGACTTGGTTCTGAATGCTCCACAAAATGCAGTACCGCCAGTTGTTGTTGAGCCGAGAGGTACAGACTACGAGAGTCCAGCACCGCCGATACTTGATGTATTCATAACGGCAAGTTGGACTGAAGAAGATGATGTAACAGCGATTGTAGCAGTAACCTCCGGTGGCGCAGTAACAGCCGCGCTAGCTTGGACAGAGGATGCTGATGTAGCAGCAATTGCAGTAGTGGTCGCCCAGGCAGCAACCCTAACCTGGACAGAAGCAGATGACGTAGTTGTCCTTGCAGCTCTGGTCAAGCAATTCGCAACCTTAGCCTGGACGGAAGCGGATGATGTAAGTGCAGTTGCTGCAGGAGCTAGTGCAGCGATTGCCCTGGCCTGGACTGAGTCGGATGATGTAACTGCAATAGTCGGCACTGTCGGTAGTGTGACCGTAACTGCTGATCTAGCTTGGGTAGAAGATGCTGATGTAACTGCAATCATAGCAAGTGAAGAAAGTGCTTCAGTATCTCCTAGCAGTGGCATTGGTGGCGGAACTACAGGGCATCCTGAACAGCGTAAGAAAAAGTGGGCGCATTTCACCGAAGAGCGTTCACGGCGATATGAAGAATTATTCCAGAAACTTCTTGCGCAGGAGCTCAAGTTAGAGAAGGCGCAGGAAGAAACAAAGTTAGCAGGATTACAGAAGAAACAAAAGAAACTTGCAGCGATTCAACGTAACATTGCAGCGATCCAGACGGAGATTGTCCTTCTCGAAGCTGCAGCTGAATCAGATGAGGAACACTTAATGATGGCTTTACTATTGGACTGATATGCGCGCATTGACCGAGGAAGAATTCAACGAATGGAGATTACATCCAGGAACGCAAGCTATCATTGCGGTTCTTGAAGCCAAACGGGACTCACTTCGGCGGCAATGGGAAGCAGGTAGTTTCACTGATTACGATGCAGGAACAACGTCCTTGATCAATGTAGGGAATCTAGGGACTTGCAGGGGATACGCTTTTGTATCCGAACTTACCTACGAAGACTACGTAACGGAGATAGATGATGGAGAATTTGAGCGGGTTGGAACCTAGGGGCGTAGCAGTCCTTATTAAAACATATGAACCGGAAAGAAAAGGCGCACAAATCGTGATACCTGATAATGTTCAAGGAAGGCTGGCTATGGTCGACAATCGGGCTACGGTAATTGCCGTAGGGCCGGCTGCTTGGCATGATGAGCCGGCGCCTCGGGCAACTGTTGGAGACAAGGTACTCGTAACGAAGTTCGCCGGCTTCATGGCCAAGGGGCCAAGAGATGGAGAGATGTATCGTCTGGTCAATGACCGCGACATCTTCTGTGCGATTACTCACGAGGGGGAAGATCATGTCTGATGAAGCTCCTCCGGTCGAATCAGTCGCCACTCCGGAAATTCAAGCAAGGGCGGAGAAGCTTGGTTGGATTCCCCCCTCCCGCTTCAAGGGCGACCCTGAGCGTTTCATTGACGCAGATGCCTATGTGGAGCGCGGTGAGACAGTACTGCCGATAGTCAAGGAACAGAACAAGCGACTGCAGGCTGAGGTCGAAAGTCTCAAGGCCAATCAGACGAAAACGGAAGCTGCCCTTTCGGCGGCTACGAAGGCAATTGAGGAAATTGAGGAACGCCACACTGTCGCTACTCAAAAGGCGGTGGAGAATGCTCGGCGTCAAGTGAAGGCACAGTTGGCTGCTGCTTCAGAAGCCGGCGATCATGAAGGTGTGGCAGAACTTACTGATCAACTCACTCAACTCAACGCTGCAGAAGCAGAAGCGCCTCCAGTAAAGAAAGTTGCGCCCGAACCCGCGCCCTTCGTCGCTCCGCCAGAACTGGCCGATTGGAACGAAGAGAATCCGTGGTTCGGAAAGGATAAGCGTAAGACTGCCTTGGCTCTTGCCATTGCGCAGGAACTTCGGGAAGGGGGTGAATCATCTACGGGGCGGCGCTTCTTCGATAAGGTGAAGACCGAGATGGAAGATTCTTATCCGAGCGCAGAGACTCCTCGGAGTAAGGTTGAGGGAGCTCGTAATGGAAGTGATGAAGCTCCCCGCTCCGGAACAAGCAAGGGCTGGAGTGCGCTTCCGGCCGATGCGCGGGCAGCTTGCGATGCGGATGCTCGTAACTTCGTAGGTGCAAACAAGCGTTATAAAACACCGGCGGAGTGGCGTGCTCGCTACGCTGAAATATATTTTGAAGGGAGTTAGAAATGGCACTAAAAGATATTAACCCAGCTAATGCTGGAGGCAAGACAAACGCGGAGCGTAAGCGTATTCCGATGTCGGTTCCGGTGCAGAGACTTGAAGCCCCCGAGATTGCAGGCTACCATCTCCACTGGTTCACCGGATCGCCGGAACGTCTGCAACGCGCGCTCGACGGCGGCTATGAATTTGTAGATGAAAGAGAAATGAAGATCAATAACGTGAGCCTGGGTGGTGATTCAACAGCCTCCGGCAACACCGATATGGGGTCTCGAGTTAGTGTAGTGTCGGGCCAAGAGGTAGGGAAGGACGGTCAACCGACGAGATTGATTCTTATGAAGATTAAGCTCGAATGGTACGAGGAAGATCAAAAACTGGTAGACGAGAAGAATGCGCGAGTAGCCCAGTCTCTGACGAGCGGAGCAATCGGAAGCGAGAAAGACGGCTCCGGTGATTCTCAGCATCGTTACGTAGATAAGGCACGAACGCAGATTCCCGACCTCTTTAAGGCAAAACGGCCTCGCGCCACTGCCTAATTTAACAAACGGAGATTCTTATGGCTAACGTAAATAAGCCGTCTGGGTTCACTCCTGTTAAGTATCTTAACGGAGCTTCCTGGAACGGGCAAGCAAATCTTTACAGCATAGCCGCTGCATATAACGTGGAACTCGCTGTTGGCGATCCCGTTATCAGTAGCGGTACTTCTGACGCTGGTGGTATTCCTGGAGTTGCCCTGGCAGCTGCTACCGGCGCAATCCGCGGAGTGATTGTTGGTATCGGTACTACTCCTGGCCTGATCGCCAATCCGAGTAATCTGGATTCGACTAAGCGGCCCGCTGCTGCCCAGTCGAAGGACTGGTATTGCATGGTTGCTGATGATCCGGCTATCGTGTTCGAGCTTCAAGAGCAATCGAATGGTACGGCCCTGGCCGCGACTGAAGTTGGTCTGAATCAAGTTCCGATTCTAGCAACTGCAGGTACGTATCTGTCGGGTTGGCTGTTGGCCTCAGCCTCTGGTGCTACGCCTAATACTACGGCAACGCTTCCATTGCGACTGCTTGGGCTGGCACAGAAGCCTGCGGGGACGAACACTTTTGGCGCTTATGCCAAGTGGCTCGTTAAGATCAACGTGCATGAGTTGGGCACGGGTACTGGCGCCGCTGGCGTTTAAAGGAGACCTACCATGGCTGGTGGCGTTATCAACACAGGCTCGCATCCTAAACTGCTTTGGCCCGGCATCTTCACTACATGGGGTCAGATTTATGACTCTCACGAAAAGGAGTATACCGATCTTTTCGACATCAAGACCTCGGATAAGGCCTACGAACAGGCGGTGCAAATCTCTCCGTTCGGTCTGGCTCCGGTTAAGACCCAAGGTTCTGGCGTTACCTATGACGGTGAAATTCAAGGCGCAGTGACGACTTATTCGCACATTGCATACGCCCTGGGCTACATCGTTACATTTGAAGAACTGCGTGACAACCTGTATAAGGAAGTTGCGACTCGTCGTGCTGAGGCTAATGCGTTCTCGATGAACCAGACGGTTGAAAACGTCGCGGCTTTCATCTACAACAATGCCTTCGTTACGACGTACTTCACGACTGGTGATGCTGCTGCGCTGTGTTCGACTTCCCACGTCAATGCGACTGGTGGTACGTACAGCAATGCGCTGAGTCCGGCGGCTGACTTGTCCGAAGCTGCCCTTGAGGATCTCACGATCCAGATCATGGGTACGCAGAACGATACGGGTCTGCTCATCAACATCATGCCAGAATCGCTGCATATCGCTCGCCAAGAGTGGTACAATGCTAACCGGATCATGGGTTCGGTGTTGCAGTCAGATTCGGCCAACAACAACATCAACGTGCTCAAGGCGACCAATGCGTTCCCGAAGGGCATTAAGATGAATCACTACTTCTCGAGCGCGCACCCCTGGTTCATCAGGACGAACTGCCCGAATGGTATGACGTTCTTCTGGCGTGATGAGCCGATGTTTGATCAGGATAATGACTTTGATACCAAGAATGCGAAGGCAGCTTCGTATATGCGGTTCAGCGTCGGTTGTACTGATCCTCGCGGCATCTTTGGTTCGAACGGCCCGTAAGCAGTAGCGTTGTCTATGTGCGCGGGTTATCCTATAATAATTCGCGCACATTAGCAAAGCAGTTGCAGCAAGCGTGCCAGCGCATTCTGGCAGGAAACTAGAGGCCATCAAGGCTCTACGCAAAGGAGAATCAAATGCCTATCGGTGGAAATATCACCAACTTCCCTCAGGGGTTTACCTCTGGGATGAATGTCAGGGGAATGCCCCTGCTGCAGATGCAGCCAGGGAATGTCTTCTGGGTTAATAACTCAACAGTGCTGAATGCACAGGCCGCAGTAGGTTCGGACAACAATCGTGGAACTTATCAGCGTCCCTTCGCAACCTTGCAATATGCGATTAATTCTTGCACTGCCGGTCGCGGAGATATCATCTTCGTAGGTGCTGGCCATGCGGAGACTATCTCGTCGGCAACGGCACTGCTCTTCAATAAGTCTGGCGTAGCGATTGTGGGTCTCGGCGGCGGTTCCCTTCGTCCGACATTCACCCTGGACACGGCCAATACTGCTACCATCGCAGTAAGTGCGGCTAACGTCAGTATTCAAAACTGCGTTTTCACTGCGAACTTCCTGACCGTTGCCAGTTGCTTCACCCTGTCGACCGCCACGAACTTTGCTGTACAGAATTGTGAATTCAAGGATACCGGCGCAGCATTGAACTTCGCTAACGTAGTTAAGTCTACCGGTGCAGCAAATACCGTTGATGGCCTGACCTTCACGGATAACTTCTACGGCAGTATCGGCACGACGTTTAACACGACGATCCTGACTGCAAATGACATCAACGGCCTGCAGATGCACCGCAACACCATCCTGTCGATTAATACGACGGATTTGGCGACCCTTGTCATAGTTAGCGCGGGTGTCCTGACCAACGGTAACATCAACGATAACAGTACGAAACGTAAGAACACTACGAGTACAGTGGCCCTTGTCAGTGTTGGTGGTACGACTAGTTCGGTTATCCTTCTGCGGAATTTCGCTTCCGTTCTGGATACCGCGACTAATGCTAACTGGACAGTCACTACCGGTCTTGTTGGTGCAGGTAATTCGTATTCTGGTGCAATCGCTGGCCAAGGTTTCCCGATTCCGGCCCTTGACTCCTAATCCCTGAAAGGAAAATGAAATGAATATCTCTGATCTGAACGCACAGGGACTGGTTTACACCGCCTGTAATCAATCGGCCGCAACAGTCACCCTGATCAATACATCGACTGCGACTGGTTTCATCCTGAGTAATCCCTTTGGCTCCGGCAAGAAGATGATCCTGTGGAACGTGGAGTTTAACTATGTCACCGTTCCGACCGCTACAGCCGTAGTCTTCCTGGCGACAAGTATTTCCCCGCTGAACACCAACGTAGTCCACACGACTCCGTTGGGCGTCTACGGTGCAGATGGACGTGGCGTGGCGAACAATGCAGTAGGCAAGGCGGACGCTGCGGCGACTACCCCGAATCTGCCGGTCTACACGCGCTCATTGGGTTACTCCCCCACTACCCCCGCAACCACTGGTGGCCTCTGCGTCAGCGCTATTCTCGAAGGTTCCTTGATCCTTCTCCCTGGCACCTTCATGCAGATCAGCTACATCACTACCGCTCCGGTTGGTATTGCTGCCGCGATCTGGGCCGAAGTACCAATGTAATTTAATTGCAAGACTCGGAGGGGGATGGCCCCCTCCCCGTAAGCTAAGGAGCTACCGTGGCAAATTATGTAGAGACTCTGTTGATAAACGAAGGCCCTAGCGCCTTTAACACGCACACTTTTCTGCGAAGTGATGGAGTAACAGGGGAGCTAGTAAATCAACCTCTCGTTTCTGCCTCCGAACTCACGCCCCCGATGGGTACGACTGCTTGTATGTCCATATGGGAAATATGGTATCAGATTTCAGGTTTCACCCTGCAGTTTTCTTGGAAGACGCTGACAGGAGTAGATCCCGTTTGGATCATTACGCCAGGGGTAGATAGTCGTAGTAAGTTCCATCGTTTCGGCGGCTTGATCGACACCTCGGGAATGTACGCCCAGGGACAGTTGTTGATGAACACCCAGGGCTTTAACGCGACGACCTGCCAAGCAAGTTTCGTACTCCGTATGCGGAAGCACGATGTTGCTCCTCCGAATTATAAACAAGTAGGTATTCCTCAGGGCATTCTTCCTGGCGTAACTTACTCCGGTATTTAATATCATGACCGCCCCCGTAGATAACACACCCATTTCAATCATTCAAGATGCGTACTTTGACGCAGGTCTCTTGCAAGAAGGGGAATCACTTAACAGTGAGCAGATAACTTCGGGGATGCGGAAACTGACAGACCTGGTAAATCTCTGGCAAACGCAAGGGGTGAAACTTTGGCTTAACGTTGATACTCCGATTACCCTGGTCGCAGGACAGGGAACATACACCCTTGGGCCAGTGGGAAGTGTGGTGATGGTTAAGCCGCCGCGGATTCTCGATGCCTGGTACGCAGATGTTAATGGTATTCGGCGACCCTTAGTTGTCATGAGTTGGAATGATTATGTCAGGTTGAGTCAAATCACTCAAGTCGGCGCAATCAATTCTTACTTCGTCGATAAGCAACAGACACAGTTGAGTGTATTCTTCTGGCTTGTCCCCGATGCTACGGCGGCTACAGGAACCGCGCATCTCCTTACTCAGGTACAGGTGACTAATTTCGTCAACCTCACGGAAACAATGAACTTTCCGATTGAGTGGCGGATTGCACTGCGCTGGGGACTTGCTGATGAGATCTGTACAGGCCAGCCACAAGCAATTATGGATCGCTGCCAGCAACGTGCGGCGGCTTATCGGACGACCCTGGAAGATTGGGACGTTGAAGATGCTCCGTTGCGTTTCACTCCTGATGCTCGTGGAACTTCCGCAGGGAGGTTTAGGTAATGCCGCAAGCAGAATCAGTTGCGATTCCTAAGCGGCTTCCTCTCATCGTAGAACCCGCTAATCGGGATGAGACTACGCTTAAGGATGCGAAGCTCATTAATGGCTACGTGGAGAAGGGAAGGGAAGAAGGAGAGTACTGGATCTATAAACGGCCAGGAACTCTTGCCTGGGGGAGCGTACAGACAGGGACAGGTCGTGGAGTCTACAACTGGCTCGGCGATGTCTATTCTATCTTTGGAACTACATTGTACAAGAATGGCGTGGCTGTTTCAGGAACTCTTGACGCAACGGGCGGCTTGTATAGATTCTGTCAGAGTTGTGGAGCTACACCACGGATGCAGTTCGGAAATGGCGTGGCGACGTATAATTATGACTCCGGCGCAGGCATTGTGCAGATCACGACTACAGCAACCGTGACGGCAGGGGCGTTCCTGGACGGAGTATCCTACACCATCGCAACGGCTGGAACGACAGACTTTACCTTAATCGGGGCGGCTAATAGTACTCCAGGAACCGTTTTCACAGCCGGCGTCGTGGCGACTTGTACCTTTGCCGCTGCTACTATGACAGTTGTTGCATTTACTACGGGGACTTCTTTTGCAGTTGGAATGGAAATCGCTTCAACGGGGCTTGCTGCGGGCATTACAATTACTTCTTTCGCCTCAGGAACTGGTGGCGTTAGTTCTGTTTGTAATCTTTCTGCTACAGTAGGATCAGCTCCGGCAAGAACGGTTACGGTAAGTGGAGTAGGAACAGGTACCGGAACTGCAACAACACCAAGTAATTTCCCGTCGGCCACTGTTAAGGGCATTGCGTACCTTGATGGAACTACCTATGTGATGGATTCGAATGCGTCAGTTCGCGGCTGTGCAAGTCTTAATGATCCGACTGCGTGGAGTGATGTTCTTAATCGCCTTACCGCACAGATCGAACCGGACGGCGGCGTAGCGCTGAATAAACAACTGGTCTACATTATCGCTTTTGGGCAATGGTCGACGGAAGTTTTCTACGATCAGATGAACCCGACAGCCTCGCCTCTCGGCCCTGTGCAGGGTGCGAAGATAAACTATGGTTGTGCGAGTGCGGATTCAATTCAAGAGATTGATGGAGTACTGCTCTGGATCGCTACAAATCGAGGAGCAGCTGTACAAATACTTCTCGTAGAGAACCTCAAGCCGACGATTGTATCTACGAAAGCGATTGAACGACTCCTTGGCGAAGCCGATCTGTCCTCCGTTCACTCCTTCGGAATCAAGTATGAGGGGCATAGATTTTATGGCATTACCTTGGTGAATGAGAATATCACCCTGGTTTATGATATGACGGATCAGAAGTGGGCGCAATGGACTGACCAGGATGGAAACTACTGGCCCATGGTTGCGTGTAGTTTTTCCGAAACAGTCGGCCCGATTCTCCAACACGAGTCTAACGGGAAACTTTATCAATTTGATTCTGAATATACAAGTGACAATGGAGAGTATATAGTTGTAGATCTGTACACTCCTAACTTCGACGGAGGTGTTCGTCGGCGGAAGCAGCTTAATGTTCTAGAGGTCATTGGGGATCAGACGCCAGGAAGTTTCCTGCAAGTCCGTTCAAATGACAGCGACTACGCAGCGGATCGTTGGACAAATTTCCGTAAGGTTGATCTTAACCTGAAGAAACCTATGCTTGTAAATAATGGCTCCTTCATGCGTAGGGCATATCACTTCCGCCACCAGTGCGACACTCGTATGCGAATACAAGGTATTGAACTGCAACTGGATATTGGGACGCTGTAATGCAGATTCAACCGCCGCCGACCTGGGCTTTGCCGATCTTGATTGATGAGAAGACGAATAAGGCTACCTTTCATCCGGTGTGGCTGAAGTGGTTTCTGGATCTTTCGGCGGCTGTAAATTCAGTAACCGACGGTGGAACAGGCTTGACAGAAACCTTTAATACTACCGTGGCAGATGGGCACGATCTTAACGTAGTAAATGGACGTATTATAACAAAGTCATGAACACAGCCTTGGTCGTTCCCTCCTTTCTTCGTTCGCGCGCTTTGACGCTCGAGGGGAATAACCTTGTCGTCAATGGGAGGGTTGTAGATACTGATGCAGCTTTCATAGGTCAAATGATTGATCTGAAGACTAATGACTGGATCGGACGGTTTAGTGAGACCTACGTCGTCGATGTAACAGCTCATTGTAATATGTCTTGTAAGTACTGCTACTATAAAGTAGATAATACTACAGAAGATCGTAGCATTGAATCTATCCTGCTAGAAGTTAAATTGAGTGGGCTTAAGAATATCTGTCTGATGGGAGCAGAACCGACAACTCGTGAGGATCTGTTCAGACTTATTCGGGCACTTGTGGGACAAGGATACATCGTAGGGATTACAACGAACGGGAAGAAGTTGCTGGATAAGGAATACTGCGTTGCACTGAAAGCAGCAGGACTGACCTATCTTAACTATTCGATGCACTTCTCGGCGGCTTATAAGATCAGTACGCGTAAGGCACAGGTGGTTAAGAATCTGATTGATGTAGGACTTCCTGTGTGTCAATGGGCCTTTACCATTTCGACGCTGGAGGAATTGGCTCAGGTTGTTACAGCAATAGATTTCCTTATCGATCTTGGGGCTAAGACAGAGCAGTTCGTTATTAGAGCCGGCGCTGCGATAGGAGATTGTAAATTAGATTCTGGACTCTTCATGTCCGACATGGCGAAGTTAGCGCTGAGTCTTGGCGCTACGAAGATGGAAGACGGCGGGAGTAATTTATACTTCAACGAATTGATCTATCGCGGATTTAATCTCCACCTCGTCCGTTGGCCTGATAATGCTACAGTGACTCCGATGAGCCAGACTGGCCCTGTGTTCGGTACGCCTCTCGGCCCAATGCGTAGCCCTTTGATGCAAGTAGTTAGTGCCTTGACGCCAGTGCAGATTCAATTTGAGCGCAGGTTATTAATTGATAATAAGCGCACGATTCATGAAGTTTCTCGTGACTTCGGTACTTTGAAAGCAATTGAACGGGGCGCATGGCCAGGACGGATTTGGCTTCACTGCGATATGGCGGCTTGGGGTCTGCGGGAGGCTAAGGAATGTCTCCGCGTTTGGCCAGAATTTCTGAAAGAGCTAGTGGCACTTGGGTATAAGGAAGCGTACTCTTGCATACCGAAGGGAGATTTGAAACTTCGAAAGTGGCAGGAGAAATTTGGACTAACCGAAGTGTCGCAGCTTGGCGACGCTCTAGTATTCAGAAGGAGTTTGGATTATGGGAATTGAAGAAGCACTTGTTGGTGGGTTACTTGGAGAGATCGGTACGGGTGTTGCCGCGGATTCCTTCATGGCGGGCGCACTGGCAACTGGGGCGGAATACGGCGGAGGAGCTAGTATGTTCGGCGCCGGTATGACGGCTGCAGAAGCCGGTGGTGCTATGTATGGCATGGATGCGACGACCTACGCAGGGGGTCTTGCTACCGCTGGAAGTGCTGCAGATGCTTGGGGACTTAGCACTGGTGCAAGTGCCGCCGCCGATGCTTGGGGTTATCCTGCAAGTGTAGCTAATTCAGGCGGTGGAATTCTCGGTTCCGGCGTTGGTTGGGGAGACGTGAAGGGTGCCCTTCAAATTGCGGGGCCTGCTATGTCTATAGGCTCCGGCATCTACGGAATGAGCCAAGCGGATGCCTTGCGTAAGCAAGCCCTGCTCGCACAGCAGAAGGCGGATCCTTGGGGGAATTCTGGTGGACGCGCACTGGCTGACACGCAACTCCAGGATCTTCTGAATAACCCTAGTCAGGTCGCTGCACGTGATCCCAGCTACGCCCTTCGTATGCAAGGAGCTTCGCGGGCTAATGCACAGTTCGGACAGGACTCCGGAGCCATGAGTGTCGCAGGGGCGAATGCCTCTACGGACTGGTATAATCAGAGACTTGGGCAGCTTGGCGGTCTCGCCGGAGCTTCTCAGAATCCTGCTTCCGCTTACCAAGTCGGCATGACCGGACAGGTAGGTGCGAATACGCTGGCCTCGCAGAGTCTCGCTTCGATAGGTTATGGGGTGACCAGTGCGGGTGGCGGCAATATGGGATTCACTCCAGCACAACTCGCGGCTTTGAAGAACTCGGGGATTATTTTCAATGGCTGATATGTTCGGCGCACCGGTTGGGATAGAGGCGGCAGAAGCATCTAGTCGTCAGAATATCCTAGGCGCGTTACAAGCGCAGAAGACGCTCGGGGAGATTGCGGAGCAGCCGGCGCATCTGGCACTTACGCAAGCTCACGCGAAGTTATACGGGGCGGAGGCGGAGCAGAAGGATATTGCTAATAAGTCGGCACAGCAGATGCTGGCACTATCGACGTCTTTCTCGCAGCAGGAAGCACAGGCAGCGATTGCGGGAAAGGCGGAACGAGGACAGGTTGCTACGTTCAATGATATAGGACTTAATCGGCAACCGGCAGTAAATTCTCCCACGGCGCGTCTTGGTAACTTCATTTCCTACCTTGAGAAGGCCGGCTTGCCGGAGACTCAACTGCTTCCCCTGCGGAAAGAACTTGCAGATATTACAGAAAAGACTGCGATTGGAGATTATCGAAGCGCACAAGCGGCGGAAATTCAGATAAAGGCTCAGCAGGAAAAGGCAGGTCGGGCGGCTAGCTTTGCACAAGCGGCACTGAATAATCCCTCGCAGTATTCAGCACTACTACAACAAGCAATGGCGGGGCCGAATCCCCCGACAGTCTTTCCCCCCGTGTTTAATGAGGCGGCACTTACTGCGATCAGAGACTCCGGCATGAAGGCGAAAGAACTTCTAGATCTTAAGCGGGAGGAGGCTAGTTCGAAGAGTACTAGGGCCTTGAATGACTCTAGCGCCAAGGCAGCTGATGCAAGGGTTGGAGTATCGAAAGAGCGGGAACGACTGATTAAAATTCAGGCAGATAATGCAGCAAAGTTCCTTGGTGACGGTACGCAAGCGACGATTGATTTGAAGAAGGCTCGAACATCTTCGACTCAGGCAACGCAAGCCGCCAAGGAGGACAAGCAATATCCGGCCCTGCCACTGGATCAGAAACAGTTCATGCTTAATCAAGGCTATACGGTCAAGGGGCAGAAGGTCGTCTACATTGGTAAGAACGCAGGAGGGGAACCGATGTTCGAATATGCGGCGGCTAATGCGGCGAAGAAGACCCTGGCGGCTCAAGGGACTGGCGTGCAAGGCCCTGCGGATGAGGAGGACTGATCATGCCGATGACACTGAATGAATTGATGGGTACGCCGACGGCGGCTCCGGATGCTACCGTGGCCTCGGGGAGAGGGATGACACTCTCGGAACTTACGGGAGCTCCTGCCCCGGAACGGACTTTCCTAGGGGATCTCAAGGGGTTCCTGGGAGAGAAGGCAGCGGACGTCGGCGGCTTCGTGAAGAGTGTGGGGGAGTTCGCAGGAGCAGGGATAGGGATGGCGGCTGGAGCTGTAGCGGGAGTGGCACGTACAGGGGAGGAGATGGCCAAGGGAACGTCGAGGCGGGAGGCCTTGCAGGAAGGGGCCGCGACAGCTGGGCGAGTCGGAGCGGCGTTGAATCCAGTGACTGTCGCGACGAAGCTTCTGGGATATGAACCAGACCCCTCCGTGATTGATTCGGTGATGCAGAAGCTCGGGAAGGCGATTCATCACTACGGGGAGAAGGTGGAAGTTGGTACGAATAGAATGCTTCTTGCAGAGGACATTGATGCTTTTGCAGGATTGCTCATGGGTGCTGGTATGGGGAAGGCGACCCTGAAGGGAATGAAAGCGGGGGTGGAAAAGGCAACTGCGCCTCGGACTCCTGGGACAAGTATGGTTGATATGATCCCGACGGAAGAGCCGCCCGCGCAAGTAGGACTGCCCGAGCCGGAGGTTATGACTCCGGAGGCGTTGAAGGCAGCTTTCAAGGCAGCGAAGGAGAATAAGGTTCCTGGGGTCTCCGACACGGCGGCGGTGGAATCAATCTTTGCAAAGGCGAAGGCGAGGGGACTGGCGGAGGTGGGGCCGAAGTCGCCGGAGCAAGCGGTGGCAGAATCGAAGACTCGGATTGCGGAGGGGCTGACGCTGGAAGAAGCTCGGGCGAAGGTGGATGCGGAGCGGGCGCCTCCGACTCCTCCCACTGACTTCGAACTCGGACGCGCGAAGATTCAGCATGGCCAGGGATTCCTCCTCACGCCAGAGGAGAAGATTGCGCTGCGCCGAACCGCGGAAGCCGGCGGAAGGATCGTCGATGCAGAGGGGAATCGGATTGGTTCTGGCTTCACGGAGCATGGGGAGGTTGATCCGCGGTTGCTGACCGCCCTGGGCATTACCTCGGCGGCTGTCTGGGCAGCATTGAATCCGGAGGACGTGGACAAGCTCGCGACGGTGGGAGTGCTTGGAGCGACTGCGTTGACGGGTCATACTCGTGCCTCGCCTCTGGGCGCGTTGCTCAAGGAATCCGCGCCTTACACTTTCCGTACGCTGGAGATGCTGCCGAAGGGGGCGACCGACATCTCTCGGCAACAGATTACGGACTTGCTGAAGAAGCCAGAGTTGCAAGCGGAACGCCCTGTCTTCGAACGAGTACTCGGGGCACTGCCGGAAGGGAAGGTGAATGCGCATGATCTGATGAGTGGGCTGTTGGAAGAGACTGCGGGATGGAAGCTGGCGCCGAAGGAGACTTCGAAGTATGCGGATTATGGGCTGGAGAATATCAGTGCGCCTAGTACTACAGATGGAGTGAACTTCGATGGAGGCCGCGGTTACAGGGATGGTACTCCGACAACCACCCTCTACCAACTCCCTGAGCATATGCAGATGTCGGATGCGAATCACTTCAACGACTCACGGCTGTTCGGCTGGGCGCGGAGCTTTATCGAAGACGGCGTGAAGCACGTCGTGGAGATTCAAAGCGATCTGGCCCAGCACGCGAAGGAGATTCCTGAAGCGAAACGGGCAGAGTTGCTACAAACGGGCGAGGTTTTGCAGAGGCAAATGGACGCGTATCGAGATTACTATGCCGGCGATCGTACCAGTGTAGAGAATGCTAGGAAAGCTGTACAGCGTATAGATGCAATCAATCCTGATGCAACTATGATTCTTGCAGATCAGCTGGACCTACAGCTGGCGGAGGGAAGTCTGAAAGCTAAGAGTGAATTCTCTACAGATTTAGCTTATGTAAACTATATTCTCGACGAAGCTAAGATCCCCAGTAAAGCTAGGGAAGTTTTTCGCAGAGAGTTAAACGCACGCTTCCATTCCCTGGATCAACTAATAGCAGAGAACAAGACTGCGCTAGGAGGAGCGGCGGTTTCCTCCCAACTCTCCCCCATCCTCAAGAACTGGCCTCGGCGGCTGATACGGGAGGAGTTGCTGAAGAACTCCCAGGGTGACGCGCAAGCCGCCATGCTTGTTGAGGATCAGGCTCGACAAGTTGCACAGTATCGCCAAATGCAAGCGACGGGCGGCTACGGGCGGATAGGGAAGACTGCGGAAGAAATGGGGAGCGTACTTGCGCAAGCGGAAGCGCGGCTGAAGCAGTTGCAAGAGCAGGCCGCGCCGAAGGATGTGGTGAGATTTGCGACTGCAGATACTGTAGCGAAGGTGGAAGGGTGGCCGAGAGAGATAGATCTACCCCTTGCCCAGCGTGCTGCCAGTCTTGAAAGCGCTAAGCGTATTTTAGCGGAAAAAGAAGCTAGTGGAGAGGTTGCCCCAAAGCAAGTCGCTCATGTAGCTCACTTGCAGAGATTGTACGATAATGCTAAAGCAGGTAATCCTCCGGCATTTCTTGACCCCGGCCACCAATCCATCTACAACCGCTACGCTGGCGAGATCACTCGTTACCTCAAGGGTCTCGGCGGGAAGGAAGTTATCGACGCACAGGGCCACACCTGGATCGAAGTCCCCACACGCGCGGCCGTGAAGAACGGAACTATCCACATGATGGGCTCCGCCGACCCTAAGCTCCTCGCAGGCATCGCGGCAGGGGTGGCGGCTGGTGCGTACCTCCTCACTTCCCCCGACCGCGGAGAGCTCGCCATGGCTGGACTTGGACTCGGTCTTGCCCTGAAAGGAAAGTCGGAGCCGATGCTTCTTGAGGCTATTCGCGCAGGGGGTAAGGACGCACAACACGCAGCCACAGAGCTGTACCGCCAGAATGCCCCTCGAACCCTTCGGATGCTGGAATCCAAGTTCGGGCGGCAGGGGGTGGATGTGGAGAGTGTCCTGCAAGAGGGAATGCTTAGCGCGATGAAGGCTGTGGCTGACGGGACATTCCGAGGCGAATCGGCGTTCTCGACCTTCCTGCACAAGGCTGTGATGAACAAAGCGATTGACTCGCTGCGGAGAGCTGAGGTTCGCCCCGATACGGTGAGTATGTCGGAAGATCCGGCGACTGGGAGGAGCAGCATCGCGGATACTCTGGGACATCAAGAGACCCCGGAGAAAGCTGTGCTGAACAAGGCACTCGGAGGTCGGCTTGAAGCCGCGATGGAGAAGCTTGACCCGAGATTCAAGGAAGCATTCTTGGCAGTAGAGGCCGAGGGGATGAGCTATGAAGAGGCAGGGACTCACTTCGGAGTACCCGAGGGTACGATTAAGTCTCGGGTAGGCAGGGCGAAGGAAGCTCTGCGCGGGTATCTGCGAGACTATCGGGATACGAGTACGGGAGCTGCGGAAGTGCCGGAGAATCGGGCGACTCCAGCGGCGGAACGGGGGAGCGCTGATCCGAAAGTGCTGGCGAACATAGCGATCCTTGGTGGAGGTGCGGCACTCGGAGCCTATTTGGACAAGGATGCACCGTTGACCGGGGCGGCTTGGGGAGCCGGCGTCGGACTCCTCCTGGCCAATGCGAAGCCGGCAGCTTGGGTCGAAGCGGTGAAGCGGGCGCAGAATAAAGGGGAGCTCGTTCGGATAGATGAACTGACTGCGCAGACGGCCTATGAGACGAAGGTGTTTGGCAGGGCAGTCGACCAGATGGCAAATCGGATTATTGAGACGGTGCCTGATGTAGCGCGCCGCGAAGCAATCTATGACCATCTGGAAGGTGAGCGTCCGGTGCGGCTGTCTCCGATAGAGCTTAAGATTGCCCAGGAGATCAAGGGGTTCTACGAGGGACTTGGCCAGCTGGCCAAGGGAGCCGGCGTGGTTAAGCAGTTGCTCGGTGACTATGCCACTCGGATCTATCAGAAGGCGGATCGGGGATTCTTCGAGGGGAAGCAACTAGGTGGTGGTACAAGTCTGGAATCCCCCTTTGGCAAGCCGCGAGGGTATAAGACTCGAGCGGAAGCGGAAGCAGCTGGCTACGTTCCGGTCACGACTGACATTGCCAGAGTCATTACGATGTACTCGGACTCACTCGGCAGAGCCATTGCGAATAACCGATTCATCGAGACGCTTCGGGAAACGGCCCTTCCGGACGGAACGAAGCTGGTACAGAAGGAAGGCAAGGCACCGTCCGAGTTTGTCTTTGTTGATGCCCCGCAGCTTCGCGGCTTACGTGTCCATCCAGACATAGCCGCCGACCTTCGCTTCGTATTCGACTCGAGCAACCCTGGTGCAATCCTCGGAGCCCTCGATGCGATTAACTCTACCCAGAAGCGCCTCGGCGTATCCCTGAGTCTCTTCCACGCGACGGCCCTTGAACATGCAATGCTGGGCGCAACCTCGATCTTCAAGTCACCGATTCGTGGAGTGCGGGTATTTGGGCAAAGCTTCATGCCGGTGGTATTCGGGGAAAGCCTGGCAGTCAAGATGATTCGAGAAGGAGGAGCCGGCGACCTGATCGACTCGGCGATGAAGGATGGAGTGGAATTCTCCCGCCAGCGTCATGGTTCAGTCGTTGCAGAGGAACGTCCAGGGATCTACAAGGGGCTGGAAACAGCAACAATGTTCCTTGATAAGACAGTGCCAGGCCTTGGCAAGTATTCCACCGGAGCGATACTGGCCCTCAACCATATCTTCGACGATGCAATGTGGGCAAGATTTCATACCACGCTGAAGATAGAGACCTATGCGGATAAGGTAAGCGAATTATCCCGTAATAATGCGCGCATGGTTGAGGCAGGAAAGGAACCCCCCAAGTCCCGCGCGGAGATCGGACGGGCAGCCGCCAGCTTCACGAATGACCTGTACGGCGGCTTGAATTACCAGCAGATTGTAGGGGAGTTCTCCAGTCGCTGGGGTAGGGAATTGGCCTCGGCAGCACTGTCCCCCACCGGCCGCTTCGGAATGCGACTGGTTCTGTTCGCGCCGGACTGGACGATCTCCACGACTCGGGCTTTTGTGAAGGCTTTTGGCCCTAGGGAGAGTGCAGTCATTGCCGGCGGGATTCTAGGATCACAGATTGATCCGGAGAACAAAGGTGTTGGAGGGTTCGTTGGAGCTGGTCTGGGACTGGCAGCGGGAATGGCGGGAGGACTCAAGGGTACGCCTTCGGGCGGTTTCCGTGGCCTTCTCCACCCGACGGAGCTGGCTGACCTCCACCGCCAGTACATCATGCGGAGCGCGTTCCTCTACACCGCAATCGCAGATACGCTGAACTATCAAATGTCCGGTCATCACTTCTGGGATAATAAAGATCCCACACGCCTGGATCGCGGGGATGGTACGACGATGCAACTGTCGAAGCACTTCATGGAACCCTTCCACTGGTTGCTCGATCCGCGCAAGCAAGCGATGGGTAAGGCTTCGTTCCTTGTGAAGGAGACTGCATCGCAACTCGGGGATGTGGAGTACTGGTCACCGAAGGGAGCGCCGAGGATGGGTGGAGTAGAGAGGGGCAAGGACGTTTCGATTGGTACGAGACTGGGCCATGTGGCGCGGCAGTTCACTCCGATCTCAGCGCAAGGATTTGAGTCGGCGAATCCTCAGAAGGCCGCCTGGAGTATGGCGGGTATGCCAGTGTACGGGAAGACCCTCGAAGAACGGGCGGCTGCGAAGGCGGAGTCCAAGCGACTCGCAGTGCAACGTAGGATCGATAAACGTCTTTCGGAGCAATCGCAATGACCGGCCGCGCAGATTTCTTTGCCGACGGCGACTGGAATACCGTATGCTATCAGTGCGGGAGGAAGCGCAAAGCCTCCACGATGAAGAAGCATTGGCAAGGGTATTGGGTATGTCCGGAGCACTGGGAGCCACGAGAGGCGCAGGACTTTGTACGGAATGTTCCTGATGTAATTACGGCTCCCTGGGTGCAGCCAATGCCGGCGGACGCCTTCCGTGCATTCTGCACTCCCGAAGGGATGACTGGGATAGCAGATTATGCAGTGGCAGATTGCTGGCTGGTAGAGTATATCTCTCCCTTCCTGGATCTACCTATAGCTCCAACACACACCTATACAATATGGGACCTGGGCACTACAACCTGGGACGGCGGCTTAACTCTTTGGGACTGATGATATGACTAGTGCAATTGATCCGACAAAACCTACGGCGGTAGCGGCGTTGACTGCCGATGTGCGGACGAACTTCCTTGCGGCGGCTAACGAGATAACGGCGCTGCAAGCAGCCGCCTTCTCCTACCCAACGGGTACAGGTATTGTTGTTGTATCTGCGGGAGTTGCTTGGGGCACTACTCTCGGTGCGCCGAGTAGTGGTACAGTATTGGGAAGTGTTACTGCGCCGGCGGCTAACCCTGCAACCGGAACTCCGAGTGCTAGTAATTTCTTACGCGGAGATGGAACTTGGGCAGCGCCGGCGGGAGCAGGGACAGTTACAAACACTGGCACTCTTACCTCAGGTAAAGTAATCCTAGGTAACGGAACAACCGATGTTACTGCTTCGAAAGTTACACTGACGAATCCCGCAACCACGGCTACGCTGACCCTTGCAGATAACTCTACTCTTACTACGTCGGGTGCGTATAGTTGGGCGTGGACAGTCCCCGGAGCTTATACATATACACTTCCAGGTGCAACATCAACCCTAGCGGCTATCGGAGTAGCGCAAACGTGGACGGCAGTACAGACCTTTACGAACAGCGATATTCGTTTGCTAGGTTCATCGACGGGCTACTCGACCTTCACCTCGGCTAACGCTGGCGCATCGAACTACACGCTTACCTTCCCAGCTATTACAGACACGCTAGATACTCTGACTTCTACTTCCACACTGACGAATAAGAGGATCACTCCACGCATCTTGTCGGCGGCATCCTATACTACGGATACAGGAACTTCGTTGAACTGCGATAACCTGGATGAGTTTATTGTCACGGCGCAAGCGGGAGCGTTGAAGTTCAATAACCCTACTGGGACTCCTACGGATGGACAAGTGATGTTCATCGCGGTAACGGGTACGGCGGCTAGGGCGCTGACTTACGATACGCAGTTTGAAGCTAGTACGATTGCTCTGCCTGCGACTACGGTGACTACGGCGCGGCTGAACATGGCTTTCATCTGGAGAGCAGATACCTCCAAGTGGGTCTGTGTGGGGGCAGTATGAGTCAGGCTAATCTTCGACGAATTATTACGATGATGTATGCAGCATCAGCACCGTCGGCCACCGACCCCTACTTCTCCAACGTCGTCCTGCTGCTGCACATGGACGGGAGCAATGGTGGGACTACGTTTACGGATTCGAGTTCGTATGGTCACACGATGACCGTTACAGGGGCAACGACATCGACAGCTCAGGCGAAGTTTGGAACAGCAGTTGGTTACTTTAGTGGTACAAACCAGTACCTGACTACTCCTTCATCCGCAGACTTTGACGTAGTTCCAACAGGTGATTTTACTGTTGAGTTCTGGGTGTACCCAACGACTCTTACGGGGGCGACCTACCAATACATCTTCTCTAGGGGGGCAGACTCTAATAACAATTTTACGGTCTATCTATTTGACAACGGTAGTGCGTTTAGTGTTGCAGTTTTATATGTAAGCGGAGGAAGTGTTTATATCAATAGTTACCCCTCGACATATGACATAGCAAGGAATGCTTGGTCGTTCGTTTCAATATGCCGAGTTGGAAACATAATCAACATATTTGTTGGAGGCGTACTTAAGCTGTCTGCTACTTGTACTGCCGGAGGATCGGCACTGTCTTCGACTATAAACATTGGCCGTAGGTATGACGCTTCATCTTATTTCTACGGAAACATCGACGACCTTCGCATCACCAAAGGCATTGCCCGCTACACCAACAACTTCACCGTACCAAGTGCGGCGTTTCCGAATGCGGGGAATACACCTTACGCCACTTGGAATCCGAGTGATAAGGGGGCGAACGTCACGCTAAGTGGTGGGAACCTTGTTGCTGCGACAACTGCTTCTACTGGAACGGTACGCGATACGCTTGGCAAAACTTCAGGGAAATACTATTGGGAAGTTCTCGTTGGCACAGTTGGAACGCAAGAGCTTGGGATAGCGAATAGTTCGGCAACCTTGTCAAACTACCTCGGTCAAGATGCTAACGGATGGGGCTATCAGAACTCAGGAAACAAGGTTACAGGAGCATCCTCTGTTGCCTACGGGGCAAGCTACACGAATGCTGATGTAATTGGTTGTGCGCTTGATTTGGATAATGCTACGGTCAGCTTCTACAAGAACAATGCATTTCAAGGGATTGCATATACGGGTCTGAGTGGGACGCTCTACCCTGCTCTTGGTTCCAATAGTTCCACTATGAGCGACACAGCCAACTTCGGCCAAAACCCCCTGACCTACACCCCGCCGAATGGGACGTTCTGGAATCCGAAGGATGCCGATGTCGGGGGAGGACTTACTCTATCCAATAACAATATGTCTTGGGCCGTAGCTGCTCCACCAAATTATGGGTTAGTCAGGACAAATACGGGGAAGAGCACAGGAAGATATTACTTTGAAATTACTATTGGAACTACGGGTATCGATTTGGGGGTTTCTCTAGCATCTCTGTCGACCGCAAGCACCCTAACTGCTTCCGGGGGCTTTGCTATGCGGTGTAGTTCTGGAAGCAAATATATCAATGGTGGAGGGGCGGTTGGATATGGCAGTGCTGTCGCTGCGGGACACGTTGTTGGTGTAGCTGTTAACCTAACAGATGGGAAGTTGTATTTTTCTGACAATGGAACATGGGAAAATTCTGGAACTCCGGGTGGAGCAGAAACTGGATATGCCACCAATACACTTAGCGGAACCTATTTCCCAACCATTAGCACTGTAGCTTCTCCAGAGAATGCCACCCTAAACACCGGAGCCACCCCCTTCGCCTACACACCACCTTCCGGCTATTCCGCGTGGGATGCTACCGTCTATAACGCAGGTGTTTATTAACTAAACTAAGGAACTCAAATGTCATCTCTAGATACCACCTTTGTCTCGAAAGTTACTACCGTTCTCGCCACTTGGCTGAACTCCATTAATGACGCGATCTGGAAAGGGAGTAATCCCATCTATGTCACCAGTACAGGGAGTGCAAATGCTCAGATTATCACCTTACCGAGTACGTCCCTGGCCACAACGCTAACCGCCGGCGATACCTTTACCTTCAAGGCGGGTTACACGAATACGGCGACAGCAACTCTGACTGTCATGGGTGCGAGTTCCTTGGGGGCGAAGACGCTGAAGGTCGGCTCCACGAGTTTAGCCGGCGGCGAACTTACTACAGGGACCATCACAACTGTAGTGTATGATGGCACGTACTTCCAACTGATTTCAAATATAAGTAACTTTCTCCAGCGCGGCACAGGTGCGGTAGCGCGACCCTATCTCTCGAAGAACAGAGATATCTGGAGCGTATTTGATTTCATGACAGCGACAGAGATAGCAGACGTGCTTGGTCGTACCGCTTCGGTGGATGTTACGACAGCAGTTCAGACTGCGATGACTGCGGCATCGGCGGCTAGCGGGACATTGGAATTTCCCCCAGGAATTTATCTAATCAAGAGTTCTATGTCGCTGAGTAGTGTTAGCAATTTCGCGCTTAAAGGTGCAGGCCAAGGTGCTACAATTATAAAAGCAGACTCGGGATCTACATTCACCCAACCTCTGCTTACGCTGACTTCGTGTACTTACTACACCATCGAAGATATAACCTTCGATCAAAATAATACGGCGAGCTTTCTCAGCAATCACAAGTGCGTGGTTATTAACTACACCTCGGATGACTGGCATATACACAGGTGCGAGGTTAAGAACTTTACTTACATCGCCATTGCCGCCGATTCGTGCAAGAGGTTTTACATCGAAGATAATACAATCTCTAGGACATCTGCTCAAAGTAGCTTGAATCACGGAATCAATGTATCTTCTAGTGCGAGCGTCAGCGACCACGGATTCATTAGAGGAAACATGGTTACTAAGAGCGGGTCTGGCTATGAAGGCATTCGTCTGACGATAGCTGAGAACGTATTTACTGGATCTGGATACGGAGCTGGAATAGCCGTTACCACTGACGGTACTAACTCTTATGGTCAGTACCAGATTCATGGGAACATCTGTAAGAATGGTACAGGGACTGACGATGATGGATTCCCTGTATGTGGTATGGAGATCATAGGGGCTTACAGTAACGTGAGCAACAACCTGTGCTACAGCAACGCTGGGTCTGGGATTAGGTCTTTCCTGTATCAGGGGATTATCAGTGATAATGTATGCTACGGCAATGGTACGCTTGGGACGGCTAATCACAAAAGTGGTATTCAAGGATGGTACTCGACATCTACTATTGGGCATCGTTACACGTTGGTAAGTAACAACCATTGCTTTGATGGTGGTGGAGGTACTCAAGCTTATGGTTATGCAGAGACAGACTCCAACTGTCGTTATAACCGTTACTACATGAATGACTTTTCGGTTAATGCAACTGCTAACGCCGTCTTTGCTAATGGGGGGCTGTATAGTTATTTCAGCGGAGACACAACCGAGTACACATGGGGGACTCCTTGGAATCCAGGAACAATAGCTAATGGAGCAAGATCTCCGTTAGTGTTTACTGGACTCAATGATATCGCTATGGGAGATATAGCTATAGCATCCCATAACCAAGACCTTGGAGGCTGTACCATCTCGGCTTATGTCAATGCTACTAATCAAGTGACGGTAGTGATTACTAATAATACAGGATCTGGTGTAACCGTGGCATCCGGCACTACTCGCATCAAAACCTTCAAGATAATGGTATAAATTGCTAGTATGATTACATATATCAAGAAACTCCTCTTCCGGTGGCGCTGGAACAAGCAACTCCGGAAGGATAAGCGGTCGGGCAACTGGCCAATCTAGCATCGCCGCCAGAGAGCGGGGAAAGGAATAGCAGCATGGGTTCGGATGAGAGCACAAACTTGCACCGTCGCATGGATACACAGGATACACTGTTACGCGAGATCAGAGATATTATCGTGGCGCATATAGCTACGGAGAATGAGATTAAGCCGACACTGGCGGAGCTAGTCGCCCTGTGGAAAGGGAGTAAGATCATCGGGACTATGATAGGGGCCGTGGCGGCTGTCGGTGCAGGGCTATGGTCCCTCTTTGTCTGGGCGAAGGAGCATATGAAGTGATTACATTCGAGCAGTATTTCTCCGACTGGATCGCTCATCCTGACGCTACGGAAGAAAGGCAAGCTAATGCAATTCGACTTCTATCTGCCGTTTCGAGTCTTGAGCGTTTGGCAGTCACAGATGGTGTTGAGTTTCCTGACAATCCAGTTACAGGTAGCGGAGTC